TTCAGGGCCAATGCTTCCTCGACTGTGACCTCATCCCATCCAATTCTGAGGCGTTTAGAGTCGAAATCCAACTCCAGGACCCGCTCGAGGAGCCTGCCTGCCGGCGTCGTGCTGCGCGCCCAGTCCACGCCTAGTACCGGGCAGTCATCGCACCTAAGGATCGAAGCGAAGGTAGAGCCGCAGCCGTGGCAAGGCTCAGGATTATCCGGGTCGGGCGCCTCCCATTCCCGGTTACAGTCCACACACTGGACTCTATGGGCAAGCGTACAGTCTTTCTGTTGCTTGGCGCCGCCACGGCAAAGATCATTCTCCCGGAGGAGCCTATACACTAGCAGCCGGAAAGGGACTGGGTGGGGCCAGTCATCCGGCGCGATTAGTTTGGGTCGATGAACGGGTCGAGTTCGACCAGGGCAGAGACCACAGCCGCAACCACGGAGCGCTTGTGATGCGGAGGCACCGGCTCGTTCTTGGCATAGCCTTCAGAGCTTCGAACGAACTTGTCGTAGAGCTTCACCGGGACCTCAGGCGGGAACCTGCGCTCTTCCACATTCCTCCCGACATCCCGCGACTTATAAATCCCGCGCCGGTACTCGGCCATGTCCTTCTGAAAAGGGATCTCGATGGTATGGGTCGTGTCGCCGAACAGGGTCTTCAAGGTGACCTCGTACTGCTGCCCGTCACGCTCAGTCTTCACGACCCGGTGCAGGAGGATCTGACTGATCGCATACAAGGCCTCGGCATCGTCAAACTCATCGCCATCCTTGTCAATGCGGATGGCATTGAACAGCTTCTGATCGGCTTGGGGTGTCGGCAAGTCCTCGCCTTCGCCCTGGCCTCGCCCCAGATCCCTGTACACAGACTTCTGAGCCCGCATATAGGTCATGATCTGCTCGGAGGTCGGAAGCCTGAGCACACACATCTTCGGAGGGTTCTGGATCGAGACTGGAAAGCCAGGGACTTCCTGGCCGTCAGATGTTTTGATTATTGGCAGTTCACCGTACATAGTCGTTAGAGGGTATTCAAGACTAATTATACGGTGATGCCAAATAAGTGGGAAGAGTGGAGTCGCTAGGCTCACTTAATGAGCAAGGTGAGCACGTACAGTGCTAGTCCCATCCATCCCAGGTTGATCTTGGTGACACTTGGTATCCCCACTGCTGCCAGAAGAAAACAAACGAATGACAGGATCAGCAACGCAACATTCAATGTAGGCATCTTGCGGTTACCTCCTCGTCTATTATCTGCCCATTAGGCTACTGGTTTGTGACTGACCGGAACTTGAAGGGCGCCGCTCCGCCGCTGGTATTCGTCACGTAGAAGCTCGTCACGTCAGCGGAAAACGGGCACTTACTGATACCGTCCGTGGCAAGGGTCCATACCCAAGTCTGGCCGGCAGTCAGCGCGATCGTGTCCTGGGGCGCGGACCCAGAGGGGTTGTTGGTGCATAGGGTCATGGCCACAGCCGCGAATATGCACAAGGACTGGAGATTGGCCTTGGTCAATGCGATGTGGTACTGGGTATTGTTCGCATTGGGCGCGACCACGTCCAGGTTAATCTCAGCGCTGCCGGTCGGCTGCTCGACGAGCAGGATCGAGTTGCTGGACTGATCTTTGTACTGTCGGGTGACTGTGTGGGTGACCGGCATGGCAATAATCCTTTCCCCTTAGCTTACTGTCTACTGGGCAATATCCGTGAGTGCGTTCTTTGAAGTCACGACGAGAACATTGTTCGGAACCCCACCGACTGCAGTCGGGTCATAGTGAGGAGCTACCGTTACTGTGACCGCGATGATGCCTTCCTCGACCACGCGCTCTACCATCTGGAAGGTCACGACCGGGTAGTTCCAGGTGACGTAATGGGTCGCATCGAAGGTCAATGTAACGGTGGCCGAGCCTGCCGTCTGCGCGACTAATTTCTGATACTCGGTTGAGGCGGAGGTCAGAAAGGCTGTGAAGGTGAAGCCGCATTCGCGAGTCCCGACCATCGTTCTGCCCCCGATTGCGAAACCATCACTGTCATATCCAGAGCCTGGAAAATATCGCATCGGCAGGATCAGGTTGTTCCGCCAGGTCATGGTACCGGCGAGCAGCGTCTTGGTACTCACATAATCCTGACCGTTGATGTTAATGGACATGCCGCTCGACCTGGCGTAGTGCTCGGTCAGCGGGGCAGTAGGATAGACGACTCCTGAGGGGACAGCCGAGTGGCCGGAGCCAACGAACTCGATAGTGGTCTTGACCGAGTCGCGGCCAGGACCGTACCGGAACGTCGTCTCGACCGACTCGATCGAGTTGCCGATCTGAGCCTCATCGAATGCCATCCCGCCACCTTCCGCGAGCTTTGCGGCTAGGGTCCAGTAGGGCAGCTCCAGTGAAACTCCAATATCAAGCGGATGGATCGTGTAGAGGCCCGTGGCGACCGAAACAGTACCCATGGCATATGCCCAAGCCCAACACATCCATTCGGCTGAGCCATACTTCTCGATCCGTTGAGGGGCCGGTTCCTTGTTGGTCAGATAGACATTGTTGATAAACTCGGTAGACTTGCCGATCTCAGGCGCGTCCGTCTCGGTATGTGCTAACAGGTAGGGGACATCGGTATTGAGCTTGAGGAACGTATTGTACGTCGTCCCGATGGTGCTTATGTTCGTCTGCTTAGCAGAGCCAAGCGCGAATACTAGGCCTTGTACACGAGCGGGCATGACTAAGTTCCTCTCTCTGAGATATTAGCAGTTGTCACCATTAGTTATCACCATTAGTTATCACCATACTCGGGGATGACCATCGTGCCTATGAATAGGTCCGCTCCGACCTCGTCCTGGCGATGAGTCAGGGACGGAGTGTCCATGATTTGAAGGTTTCCGCCCATGAGCGAGTACTGGCGAATGTTGAGCGTAGTTCCTAAGATGGTGGAATTGATCATCAGCCACCAGATGTGCGGAGGAGTTGCGACAGGCACTCCGGAGATTACCTCGGACATTCCGGCATTATTCGGGCGAATGTAGGCTTCTAGCCGGTGCTTCCAGATGGTCTGCCCGTCAAAGTTCCCGCCGAGGACGTCCAGGTAGGCGACCAGGACGGACGGGGTCACCATCTCATACACAGCCTTCAGGAGCGAGTTCTCTGCACCATAGGCATAGGTGTGGCCGATGATATTGTCAGGGTCGCCTGCCATTTGCAGGACCAGGGCCGGGATAGATTGGAAGGCCTCGATGACAGCGGAAAGGACCAGGTCAGGATCGAGCATAAGGCCATCCTAAGCCACATTCCACGGGAGCTTTCGCTTTCTCATTTTCAGGGTGGCACCTTGCTCGCGGTCTACGTCGAGGAGGTGTACATCATAGTCCACACCGTTCACTGTCGCGGTGCAGCCAAGGATAAGGTTCGGGCAGCGGTCCTGGCGCGTCCACATGTACACCACTCCGGTGCCGATGCCTGTGGTCTTCCCTGCCGCGACCTCTTCCTCGATCGGCGGGCGCACCGTGATAGCCTCGACCGTGACATCGGGCGCGCCGTTAGGGAAGTGGATGGTCAGGAGAATGTCCTGGCCCATCACATCCAAGATGATCTTGTCGGCGTTGAAAACTAACGAGGAGAAGCCCATCTGAGGCTACCCAGGACCTAAGCCATACGTACGAGCAGATACTTGACGAACAGCCACATCGTGCCGTTGCCGGTAGCGAAAGCGGCAGAGGAAGTGACGTCTACGCCGACGCCTACCGGGACCGTGATTCCATTGGCCGCACTAGAAGCATCGAAGCTGGTCAAAGTCGCTGCACTATTTGCCGCGGCATTGACGACGGTGGCTGGCAGAGTGCTCGCTAAGAGATTGGTAGACTGCCCATGATAGACCGGATTGACCGTGCCGCCTAAGGTAAAAGCCGTGGAGCCAGGGATCATCTCGAACTGCATCGCCTCAATAACAATGCCCGTGTTTGAGTCCGGCGCCGGGATGACCGCGACAGGTGTCGTGAACATGCCGGTGATTTGCGTGGCAGTCAGCTGAACGGCCTTCGAAGTACGGCGCACGCGCGAGCCTTGGATCTCCAGGTAGCTCGGAACTGTGGTCGGTTGGTAGCGTTTGTCCTGGCCCATTAGGAATCTCCTTTGGACTTACGACGGGGCATGTAACCGCGAGCAGGCTCGGGGGAGGTGGTCTCGACAGTCACCGGTACTTCAATATCGAGATCGACCGGTAGGCCGCCAATGACAGGCGTGTCCTCCCTGGTCGGTGCCTGAAGCGCCGGGATCTGGACTTCTGAGCTTGGGACAGGCACTGGGATGATCATCCGACGCTCGTAATATTGCCTGAGCCTGATGCGGCGAATGCCAGGGAAAAAGATGTCGGCTGAGAACTCATCGCCTGGTTTGTAACAACTGTCGCCAACCCTAATCTCGCCACGAGTCACCCGGTAAGTCTCCGGGATATTTCTGTTGCCGCGCGTCAGCTCCATCCAAGGGATGAACTGTTTGCGCTCCGTGCGAGGTCTAGGGAACGACGGGGCCATCAAATTCTCCACTTTTTCTGTTGGTGGTGAGGCGGCTCTGGCTTTTCCGATTCCGGTGCCGGTGCAGGTGCAGGTGCAGGTTCGCCTGCCGGTGGCTGCTCACGAGCTACTTTCGCTTCATGTTCCACTTTCACTTCCTCTACGGCCTTCGCCTCCCGTATCACTTCAGCTGCCTGTTGCAGATCCTTCTGCTTCTGTTCCTGCTCGTGTTCATGCGCGGCCGCTGTCTTCAAAACCTGCTCCGCCGCATCGATCTTGCGCAAAGAATCCATGTTCTCATTGACAAACGATTCTAAGGCGCCCTTCTCGTCACCAGTAACCAAATGCTCGGCCATGTACGTTTTGACCGCATGCACTACATACGCGGTTTGCTGCCGATAACTCATTGAAACTCCTTAATTCTGTTAGACGATGTTAGCGATAAATCCGCCCATGTCAGCTGACACCAGCTTGTGGACATAGGCCGACTCGATTTCCACGTGAGTGCTGCGATCAGGCTGGAAGTAATACGAGGACATACGCTCACCAGCCTGGGTCGCACCGAAATATCCGTTCCAGGCAAAGGTGTAGCCGCAGCCAGGGGTCATGATGCCAGGGGCGGAAGGAGTGTATCCAATCCACACATGGTTCCCGGCGATGAAGCTGTTCGACTCAGCGGCGTTAACGCCAGAGTTGTAAGTCGGCGGAGCATAGGTCGCGCCACTATCGATACCGGCCTGCTCGCCGGCAGTGTTGTAAATTGCGTCCATGACCAAAACCTCATCCATCTCGAAAACGGATGCAAGGGCCTGGAGAGCGATTTTGGCAGGGCGCTCATTGGTCCCGCCGTACTTGACACGGTCGATAAAGTCTGGATGATCGCAGAGGACGTCAAACACAGGGCGGGACAGAACCATTTTGTTCGGGCGGAACGTCGTGGTCAGCTGCACGATACGCTTGAGCGTACGGATGTCCTGAATCGGAGTCGAGTTCGGGTCCGACCACTTAAGAGCGGTGTAGGAAGAGGAGGTCGAGCTGGCAGGAGCGGTCGGATAACCGGTGCTGGAGTTGGCACTGCCGCCTGACCATGAGTTCGTCCAGACACTGGTTGTGAAGAAAACGCTAGCCCAAGCGATCTCGCGATTGATCAGCGACTGAACGGTGAGAAATCTAGTCGCTTCTGCATCGAGGTTATAGATCGCGTCCGCATTGCCTCGCACCTGGTCGTCGATCGTCTTGCCAAGAGCCCACACGTCACACAGATAAGACGGCGTATTGTCGTTCCGGTAACCGGCATTCGCCACCAAGCCGCCAGGCGCACGCTTCCTCATCTGGTTCCGATTGAAGTCGGCGCGGCTGTAGACCACATATCTGTCCGAGATATTGCTCACCGGGATGATCGGGAACACTTTGCGAGCGACAAAATAGTCCTCCTCCTGCGCGTACATATTGCTTAGATTGGAGAGCAGAGCATTCACGTGAACATCAGAAAGTGTCGGCTGAGGCATGGTGCCTTTCTCCTAAAAAGTTCCTACTAAAGCCCTACTAAAGCGTTGCGTTCGACGGCAACAGACGAACCGAGATCAAAGCGATATTGGTGGTCGAGACCAGAGTCTCCAGGGCCTGCGCGACAATCGTGCCGGCAGCGTGAGCCTTGAGAGTCCCGCCTGTGTCCACGTCCAAGAAAGTCGTACCGGCCGTAAGCGCCTGGCTCGCCGAGATGGCCGCGATAGTCACGCCACTCGTCTGGACCGCGCCCACTTGGCCGTTGATCGGATTGTCCTGGAGGATACCGGAGCAGGCAGCACCGGCAGTCGAGACGACCAGATGGACGCCAGGTACAGGCTGACTCGCATCATTCACGAAGCTCACGGCGTAGTACTGTGACTTTGATAGGTCGGCCCCGGCTTGTGCGCTCAGGACATTCAGCATTCCTTCATTGAACGGCATCGATCAAATCCTCCTAAAATTCCTGGCCTTAGCGTGAAGGCGGCTGGCCGAATTCCGTGCCGAGCTTCAGCGCACGCGCATGACTCGAATGCCGCATGACATATGCGACAACCTCTTTCCGGGTGGCATTCTGAGCGAGCAGGCGCCGCTCCTCTTCATAGGCCTCGTACAGGTCCGGCTCCTCGCGCAAGACAGTTTGAAGGGCCTTGGACTGCTGCATCGTGCCGCCGCTTTGGACGATGATGCCACGGACTCGTTCCATGATCCGATCCATGGCAGAGCCCTTAGAACCTGTGCCGTCGCCTCCCAAGCTGGCTGATAAGGTGCCAGGCGAGGAAGACTTGGCCGCACGCTGATCGATCAGGATCTTGCTGACTTGCTTAACACTAAGCCCGCGAGAGACAAAGTTTAGGGCACGCTTGGACGAGACACCCGCGACGGCGCAGAGATTTAGGATGTCCTCGGTCATGGAAGTGCCGGATGTCGGTAGAGCGGTCACAGTCGCACGCCTGCCTTTCTTTTTCTTAGGCTCGGGCTCCTCTTCATCGTCCTCGTCATCATCAGGCTCTTTCTCATCCGGGTCGTCCTCTTCGTCCTCTTCGTCGTCTTTTTCATTACGACTGGCAGCGGAGAAATCGGCATCGGCCTCAAGCTCGGCAGGATCGAGACTCGCCTCAGCCTCGGCCTCTTCCTTTGAGCCTTCGCAGTACTCGCAACCTTCGCAGTCCTCAGGATGGTCGGAAGGCATTCCTTTGGCCTTCTTAGCTTTCTTCATGGTTTCTTCCTTCTTACCTTTCGCCATCAAAGCCATCTTGCCTTCCTCCTGCAAAAGTGCATTCTTCGCTATTACTAAAAGACCTTTATCCTCTAAAGCATTAGCATAGGCCATGACTCCCTGCAAGTACTCTCTGTAGGATTTAAGAGGAGTAGGCTCCTGGCCACCGTCCCGGACATGAGCGGCTAGGTGCCGGTAAGTGCCGCTCCGGTCGGAGCCGGTCAGGACTGTTCCGGTACGGCCTCCGTTTAAGATGCCGATTCCGGAGGTACAGCCTTTCAGGTTAGCGTCACCGACTGAGCCGTCGCCGGAGATGTCATGGTGGATGAAAGAGTAACCGGCCTTGGTTTCAGGGTTGCCGCCCGACTTGGCGAAGGCATAGGCCTTGCGGTAATAGGAGGCTGATCCGCCTTCCTTGAGACGTTTCTTGTTAGCTGGACCGTCCCAGGCCTTTTTACTGACCCCGGTCTTGTGAGGTGGTATAGCAGGCATCTCGATAAATTGCAAGTCACCCGGTGACTTACTACTGAGATTACCATCAGGTTCTTTACCTCGTAAAGAAGTCGAGGGAGAAGATGGCAAAGAAACTGTAATATCGCCTGAGACTCGGGCAGAAAGTGAGGAGATAGCCTCGCCAAAGGACGCGACTGAGTCTGCTAACAGGCCCACGGCATTCTCGCCGAACTCTACCCCTGCCTCGGTCTCGGCTACTTTGTCAGGGTCCGCGCCACGATTGCGTGCCACGGTCTTCACAAACATCTCGTACTCGCGGTCTACTTCGGCTTGGATGTCCTTACGGGCGGATCGGGACAAAGGCTCATGCGGATTGCCATCGACCTTTTTGTTGCCGGCAAAGACATATGTAAACTTCAGGCCGACCTTCTCATCGGCTGCAGTTTGGTCTATATGAAGGGCAAATACCCCGATGGACCCTACCGCTCCGGTACGGGTCACGTAGATATGGTCGGCGGCAGAGGCCACTGCATAGGCGGCAGAGGCGCAGAGGTCGTTTGAAATAGCGTGGATGGGCTTCTTGCCCCGGATGCCGTGGATGAAGTCTGATAGTTCAAAGCAGCCGTGAGTGGTGCCTCCAGGTGACTCCATGTCGAGCATGATGCCGCGCACGTCAGGGTCGTCTAGCGCGCACTCGATCGAGGCACGGATACTCTCGTATGACGCGCATCCGGACAGGGCCGTCATCCAGCCGCCCTTTTTCATTAACGTGCCGGAGACAGGGATGACCGCCACCCCAGGGTCGAGGATCTGGTAAGGGCGTTCCTCGGATAAGGACTTTGCTCCAGCCGGGGATTTGTCAACGTAGGAACTAAGTTGATCGGATGGAGGTCGACTTTCTAGGAAGTCTGTCAGCGCGGCTTGGTCTATGTCGAGGCGCGGGCCGATGGCATGGAGGATAGATTCAAGTTTCTCGGGGATGATGGCGAGGGGTGAGTCGAAGATAAGGCCGGTGATGTGTAGGAGCGCTGAACGCTTCATCCTACAAAGGAGAGTAACACGGAACAGTGAAGAACTTTGACAGATAAAGAGATTTAGGCTGTCTTCTCTTCCTTCTCGACTTGCTTCTTACCCTCGGGAGTCTCTTCCGGAGCCTCTTCCTGAGGATTGCTCTCGCGGCCTATCAGGATCTGATCCGGACGAGTATCATAGACCAGGCCAAAGCCGTCGGCACGCTCATTGTCCGCTGCCTGTTGAGCGTCCACGGTCGTGACATCTAGCCCCTGCTCGGCCACGATCGCTTCACGTGACGTGAACCCGCTGCGAACCGCGAGCTGCGCAGCTTGGGCGTCCTTGAGCGGATCGACCCAAGCCCATGCCGGTGTGCTCCACTCGATCTGCTCGTATAGGCTAGGATTGGACCCATAGCCAGGGAGTTTCAGGACGCCGGCCAGGACCGCTTCCTTAAGCCACCTGCGCACGATCGGCCCGCAGAACATCTGCACGAGGATATTGCGCTGAAATTGTTCGCATTTGCGCCGGAAGTCCAGCAGCCCCGCGCGGATCGAGCTATAGTTCACGCCGCGCAAGTCACCGGTAATCTGCTCGTAGGTGGCGCCGATCGAGACTGCGAACCGATGCAGCATGACCCTCAGAAAGGTCTCGATGTCGGCCTCGGCCGGCAGCTGCGGAAAGACAATGTCTTCGCCTTCGAACAGCTGCTGGAGGGTTCCCGGCTCGATGTAAGTGCCTCCGACACCTGCGACGTTCGGCGGTACAGGCTGGTAGCCTTGTTGGTTCAGCGCGCTGTTAATGCTGAGGTCAGCCGGGACCACATCCGAGTTCGGTGAGACTTTCCTGATAAATCCCGCGAACATGGTCTGGATCTGCTTTTTCACGACTGCCGCATCGGTGTACTTGTCCAGGTCATGGAGAGTGACCAGGGCCACCGAGAGCATCGGCACGCCGCGGAGCATGCCCGCGCGCAGAGGCTTGTACGCATGCAGGACATCACTCGCCGGGATGCGGATGTAAGTCAGCCCCTCGGTCGGGTAGAACATCGTCTCGCCAGGGTTGGCCCGGTACATATGGTAAGCGGTGCGGCGCTCTTCGAGGTCGAACTCGATGCCCGTGCGGATCTTATTGCCCTTGGGAGTCCCGACCGGGCCGATAGAGCCGCCGATGCCGCCGACAATGTTCAGGAAGACGGGGACTTGCTCGGACTCTATCAGCTGACATTGAAGGGGAATGCGAAGCTTCCACGAGGACGGGCGCGTATACATCCTGATGAAGACCTCGCCGGCCTCAAAGATCTCGCGAGCGGCTAAGGCCTGGAGCCCATAGAAGCTCAGTAACCCAGCCTGGTCGCCTGCCGAGGACTCAGCCCAGGCATTAAACTCAGTCTCGATCTGAAGCTTCAGGTCAGTGTTGTCGAGCTTCCAGTGAGGCCTGATCCCGTTGCCGACTGCCTGGCTCTCGAAATTGTCGATCGCCGAGCCTGCCCATGGATTGTTCCGGATCTCGTCGCGGCATCTGGCCCGCATGATGTCGAGCGTGGCGACGAGGTTGGTCGTGGGGCCTACACGGGTTGGTTGCCAGCCCGACTCCCGGTAAGAGGTCGAGGAGGACTGGTATGGAGTCCCGGTGACATTGGCACGGATGGTAAGAGGTTGAAATCCGGCGCCCGTAGGAACTATGGGACCAAGCGCGCCGGGACTTGGTCCGGAAGTGGCGGAACCGGTGGCTTGCTTATAGAGTCGGACAAGTGACTTACGGGAAGCCATCCTAATCAGAATGTACCAGGAACAGACTGAACGGCGAGTAAGAACTTAGGAGACTCCATGGACAGTAACTGGTCTATGGTTTCGTTCAGGACGGCCATTGGTGCCCTTCCCTCGGCTAGAGCCGCTTTCTCGGCCAGGTCTAGGCAGAGGCCTCGCACGTAATTGATCTGGTCGATAGCAGGCTGCAAACCGTCGAGGGACAAGGTCTCCAACCGGTCCTCGGTGCTCGAGCCGGAGCAAAAGGACCAGAGAACGTCGTCGCGGAGGGTAAGCCAGAGGCGAAGAGTCGAGGCAAGGGCCACGCGAAGGTCAATCTGAGACTTAGGCTGGCCTGATCGAGCGGGTTGTGCTTGCAATGTTGCCATTTAGAGCCCCTTGCTCGACCTAGTTCGGATCTGCCGGACCGGAGAGTTAGCGGAAGAGCCTGTCGCGCCGTACAGCTGGTTGTATAAGAATGCATAGGCTGCGATCAGCGCATCGGTACTGGCGTAGCGGACGGTGCGGTCCTGAAATCTCACCTCTGTCGCGCCGGTTGCGATCGCGGTGCTGATAGCATCCAGGTCAGATTGCGTGGCCATACGATAAGCCTAGCGTAAAAGCCTAGTTATGCGCCAGGCTTATGATAGATGGCCCAACAAGTCAGCAGGGCGACGAGCAGAGTCAGGACCTGAAATATGACCAGTAATGTGTTCGAAATGCCCTTCATTCCGCCCCGCTGCTGCTCGATATAGTTCGCGTGTCTGAGCTGGACCTTCCCGATTTCGAGCTGTTCGCGGCGCATTTCGTCCAATTCTCGACTATGAGAGACTTTCATCTCGGTGATCTCCTTCTCGATCATGGCAAACCGAGGCGCGGCACCTGCCTGCCAAAGACCTGATGAGGTTGAGGCATCTCGCAACTCCCGGAAGCCAAACTGCATGCTTTGAGCCATGTCAACCAATGATTTCTCCAGTTGTTGCAGTCGCTGTATGACGGCTTCCACAATCGCCTCTAGTGTTTCAGCCTCAGAACTCAAGGGACACTCGCATTGCAAGACGCCATGTTACAAAGCCATTCCGCGATGTGCGGCAGGCCCCAGTCGATCGTTGTCGTGCCCGACCAGTGCATAAAGTCGCTGAACGGGTAAATATGCCCGTCACCAGCCTGAAAAGAGGCCATGGAGATGGTCTCGCAGCCACTGCCATTCGAATTGTGGTAGGTCGCGGCGCAGTTCGTGTTCCCAGTCACGCCCTGTAGCTCCTCGTGGACCGTCGGCAGGTCGAAAAAGCCATCGTTGTAAGCATTCCCGGCGAAGATTTGCATGGATTTGAGCCTATGATTCGCGGCATTCATACAACTCTGCATAGGGATCATTTTGGAGCCTAAGGAAAGGATGTTTCCGACGCCCATGGCCCATGCAGCCTTCACATTAGGGTTCTCATTGCCCGATATGACCGCGATTTGAGCACCTTGGCTGATGCCTGCGACTACAACACGGGTCGGATCGGTCCTGGGAAGGCGTTGGGCGATGACAGACAAGGCGCTAGACGAGGCGGAATTGAACATGCAGGCGGCTTTGTTAGTGATAGCCGCACAGCCGCTGTCAGTCCGGCGCGGATAAGCGAGGACAAATGCGGCGAATCCGTGCATACGCATGTTGCGGACAAAGGCCATGGCCACGTTACTCTTAAACGGCTCATTTGTGCCAGGGATATATAGCGCGATTGGATATTTGCCGCCCGGTCCTCGGCCACCCTTGATAAACTCAGGTCCGCGACCGGATGGCGGTCGAGGTGAGGGCATTTCTCCATAGATCTGATACGCAACGGAACAAGTACCGTTAATCTCGCCGGACAGACCGCTGTAACTGAGGTTGACAGTTGTCTGACCAAAGATGGAAGAGACCGTGCAAAAGGATAGGCCGACAAGAAAGAACAAGGTGCGAAGTGTCATTTCGGAATCCTTTCGAGTAATTTAGGCTAGGTGCCGACTCCCATCTTGACACCGACACCCACCTAGAGATCAAGAGGACTTACGAGTACACTCTCCTATCAGGACTGTTCGGGTCGTTCTGCCAAATGTAATTCGAGCCGTCGATGATCGCGTTGTTACTTCCTGCGATACCAGCGATCGGATAGCCGTACATGCTAGCTTGAGGCAAGAGGGCCAGTACGTCGAGATGATACTGGCCGTAAGGGTTGTCGAGCTTTGCATACGAGGCGAAGTTAGAAGGAAAAGGAAATAGGCCGCGCATAACTACACTCTTGCCCGATGCATAACCGTCCCAATACTCCGGGGCACCGGCGAGGTCGTCTTGAGACGGAGTGTTGAAGGCTTTGTCAGAAACATCGATTAGTGGCATGGTGGTTGTCAGTGTCTCCTTTCAGGAATCGGAGTCAGATTATTCGGCGTCGAGGTACTAGTCGTCGTGGGAGTATTAGTAAGTGATGCGGTGACCGCCTTGGCATGAACAACCGCTGCGTCTATCGCAGCCGGCTGCTGAGGCGGAGGAACGTTGGAAGTCGCGTGCGCCAAGCTAGCAATTAGCGCGACGATAGTCTGAGATGCCGTAAGTACTGACGGTTCGGCCTCTACAATCTTGCTGAGAATCTGGAGCCAGTTCATATGTGTAGTTCCTAAGGTACTAGTTTAGAGTTGCTAAGCTCTTAGGACTATGACTAGCACATTGGAAAGAAATATGGAAGAGGCCCAAAAAGAAAGGGCTCCTCCTTTTAGTTAGAATTACTGGATGGAAACCTGCTGCATATCACCAGGATCGCCGAGAGGCTTGCCGTTAATATCGAGATATTGCACACGGTAGTAGATGGTCCCGATGGCAAGGTCTACCGGGATCTGACAGCCGTTCGTGCATTCTACTGAGTAGCGAGGATTGACGCCTTTCCTAAGCCACCAGTCATCGATTGCGTAATAGACCACGCTTTTAGCAGCATTAGGCTGGTCAGCGAGGCTAACTTGGATTTTGGGGAACGCCGGAGCTTTGTATGAGATTGGGGCTTTGTAGAAGATCGATTCCGCCTCGTCCAAGCTAACAGAGTCGGAGGTAGTGCCTGGCGGCAGGATCGTCGTTTTGATTCCCTGGTAGGTGACGTCGTACTTGATGATGGACTGTCCTGAATGCTGGAAAGGGGTCAGGTCGTAAGTGATGGTCTGAGGACTGTTAACAACGTTGAGCGTCATGAAAAGGTCGCCGTAGGTGGTTGACTTCCGCCATGCCGTGTCAACGCTGCGTCCGTAGTCAGGAGTGGTTTGCGCAGGCTGCAACACGTACTCCTTCATGGAATCTATAAGGTGCTCGGCTGTCGAAGCTCCCCAGAAAATAGAGGCGGAATTGTCTATCTCCCAGTGCGGACTGTCTCCCAATTGGATGTCCTGGTTACATCCGGAGCCGAAGCCAACGGTGTACGGCACTGCGACGGGTCCACCAATGGCTGCGTAGCTATTCCAGGCAGTAGGATAGACCTGCATCATCAGATAGTGCCGGCCTCCAATCGCTCTGGCTATGGCCAAGTCGATAACACCGAAGAAACCTAAGTTCGCCTGAGCTATCGAAGCGAGATCGGCATTGCGGCCAGGGATGTCGTTGGCGTCCGGTATGATCCACGCAGATCCACCGGTAGAGGACAGATTGGGAATCTGAAGGGCTACGAAGTGGGAGAGTCCATCAGGGAATTGGGACACAGGGTCGGTAATGAACGGGTTCATGACCGGGAAGATGTACGTGGCTGAGTTAATGGCCGTAGCGGGCATGCTAGTGCTCACATCTGTGGCGCCGGTGATGGTGAACTTCTCGCCACGATGCTTGTTCAGGTTCATTACCACGGAGGCGAGGTTGATCGTGGGATCTCCACAGACCTGCCCGGTGCCACCCGCTCCCTGAGGGCACTGGATGGAGCCCATGGCGCAGATGCCGTACACTACAGAGTCTACAGGACACGGTGCCCCGTAGTATCCTGGTGCACCACTGTAGATGGTGTCGGTGCCGCCGTTAGCCCAATGGATCGTTCCGCCGTTGGCCCTGATCGCGCTACCCCCGGTCGCGAACACCGCCTTGGCCACCGTGGCAGTGGTCGGTGACGGCAGGGACATGACGTAAAAGTAGTCGTCACAACCGCTCGAACCGTTGACCCAGAATCGGGTGAAATTGGGAATTATGTTGACCAGGCCGTGGGGCGCCGAAAAGGTAACCTTGTCTCCTGTGCAGGTAGCAACCGGAGTGGAATTATTCGGCATAATGGAATAGTTAGCGTTCGCAGTGGCGATCAGCACACTGAGAGGCCGCGTGGGATCGCAGTATCCATACCGGTCGCGCACCAGATCCCCGTATTGATTAAACTGATTCTGCGGATAGGACCAGCGGGAACCGAGAAAACCCCATGTAGTGCCGTACCCATATAGCTCGCAATAGTCGCCCATCCGGGTAACACCCAGCACGTTCTGAGCACCAAAGTAGGTGTTGTCGCCTGACCATGTGTTGACGGACACCGGCCCGGCAAGGCCTGGGGGCGCGAAGGTCATGGGCGGGCGTCCCACAATGGTATCGGCTTGTTGACGGACAAAAGCAGGGCCGGTGTATGGCAGGTAATCGGTGGCGACGGCTGAGTTTGAGTTACCCGGAGCGTTGCAGTCGAAATGACACCAGGCGAAGGCGTAAGGCTCGATGGTCAGGCCAGGATCATTGGCAAAGTTCCATGTCATGGCGGGCGGCCATCCGGAGCAAGGGAAGGTGGCATTAGGAGTTGCGAGGGTAACAGGTCCGTAAGTCACCCCGCTTCCGGGCACGCTGTTCACGTAAGAGAACATAGATCCGTGAATAATAAACCGATTTGCCCCATTGAAGCCGGGGGCGCCATGGATGGTGCATGTGCCAGCCATGTCGGAAGTGATTGATGTCATCGGGGACTGGACAGTAGTCGTGCCCCCACTGTGGAACATGATCGGACCCTGTGTCGGCATGGCATTCCAGCTCGAAGTGACTTCATCCTGTATGACGTTGAGCAGTACTGGATGCGCCGTATTGTTGGTCCAGGATTGGAAGGCAGCTGCCACTAAGCTCTGGGTGCCTGTCAGTCTGTTTATACCTAAAGGCCCTTGGACTGAATTATAGAAGTCAGGCCCGTTTCTAATTAGGGTGTCTCCGGTAAGACTTAGACGAAGATTGGTGCCGGCCAGCATGCTGTTGGTGTTACTGACATAGTTCGTCTGATCATTGATGAAAGTGTTGATCGTACTGTATCCAGTGCCTCCAGGAGCGCCGACCATACCGGTCTCGATGGTGTTCTGACCGCTATGGATATAGTCGTATAGATAACCAGGGGTGTATTTCTGGTCTCCCGTTAGCATAGGAGAACTCGAGAAGAATCCGGAATACGGCATGAAGGACTTATTAGGATCGTAGGTGGTGAGAATCGAGCCGTCGTTGCCAAAGTGAGGCATGATATTCGACGTGGCGACGCCTATCCATACCACCGATGTAAGACCTAACTGGAAGATCCCGCCGGTGGCCGACCCCGCAAAATGGTCCAGATAGATGTATTCGAAGGAAGGGTTATGAAGGTCTACCTTGGTGATCTGGTAGGCGCCAGGTGTGAATCCGGTTCCTCCGGTGATGTAGAGAGACTGCCCTACCATCTGGGCGACGACCGGGAAGGAAGGGGAGAGGTAGGAGAAGGTGGGTGAGTCATAGCTCAGATCCGTGTAAGTCGGACCTACACCCTGAGAGGCGACTATATAACATCCTCCGTAAGAGGCGACGGCCGTAACAACATTTCCACTCAATGTGCAATTCCCGCTTTTCACGTAATACTTAATGGAAGACGCGGGCGACGTGGTTCCGTCTCCGTTTACGATGGTGCCGGACAGTGGGAAAGTAGCCCCTGGTGTCAGGAACACCTCACGGGCATTCATCTTCAGAGAGGCCGGCGTACCAGCATTGCTGACCTGCACTAATCGCGTCCACTCTCCGGAATTATCTACAGGTTGGTCGTTAGCCCCAGCGTATGCACAGGAGTAAGTCGTGAGAGTGGTGTTGTCTCCGGTCGTTACGCTGATGGTGTGAGGACCGTTCTTGAGTAATGTTGTATCCACTACCCAAGCCCAGCCGTACGTGTTGGCTTGGTAGGCAGGCATAGGCGTCCCGTCGATAAAGAATCGGGGAGTCTGGGTATCGCCGGTCGTGAACGAAACGTTGATGGTAACCGATCCGGACCATGGAGATGTGATTGGAGTTCCTGGTGAAACGGTTAGCACAGGATGACTTGCGACAGGCCAGGTATTGTCGTTACGGAAATCCACGGGGGTAGCGGTAGCGATAACGCTGCCTAGTGCGTCCAGGGCAAAGGCCTTGATCTCGTGCTGGCCGTTGTACCATCCGGATGTGTTGATAGGAACGGAGTAGCCGGATTTCGCGGTCTGGATGGTTATTCCGTCAGGAAGTTCCTGGTCATCAACCTGGTATTGCACGAAGGTGACATTGGGGCAACCGGTGATCGATACTTTGGCGGTGTTTCCTGTGTATCCAGTCCAAACAGCGCCCGCCGTAGGGCTGGTAATGGTAATGGTGCACTGAGCCAAAGCAGAACAGGAAAGAACTATCGATAGGATAAGGGCCTTCATAATCTGGGCTTTCATAATCTCCCTCAACTGGAGCTGACTACGGAACAACCACCACTAACGCCACCTAAACCGACGCCGATCGTTGTCGTTAAAGTGCCATCAGAAATGGTTAAGGTTCCATTCGTTGATCCTGTTGTTATGGTCAAAGTGGCAGACGTAGAAGAAATAACGTTCTGGGTGACTTTGGTTACGCCGGTGACCCCAGAGATAGTAAAGGTGGTCGTACCGCTCACCCAGGATGTACCAGTTCCAACCAGCGTGATCACCACATTGCCGGTTTGGTTAGTTGGGACGGCGGTAGGGCTAGCCGAAATCCCAGAAAAGGTCTGATCATACACCGTAGCCCAAAACGTAGATGGAGAGTTGTAATTGTTGTACCGGGCGTTGATGTAAGCCGTGGAGAGAGCAGAATTAGCGATGGTAATCTCGGTGATCTTGCCGTTCCAGTAATCGCCAACTCCGGCTCCGACTTGAGGCTGCCCCACTACCAAATTAGTAAGCCCCGTTACGGACAATGGATTGGTGAGTGTGGCCGGAGTCCCATTAACAGCACCATCCGTATATAGAGTTAGGGTTGGATAAGATAATTCCTCGCATACCTGGTGCCAAGCTCCTGATGCTATGGAGATAGTCCCATTCACCGCAATATACGCAAGATTGCTGTCTGTAACGTCTGCAAACATGAACCCTGTTGAATTAAGCCTGGCGATCAGAACAGTTACTCCAGTCGTCGATATGTTCTCATCTGTGATTACATAATCACTTGATCCACTCGTATGAGAGCCGAAGTTGATCCAGGCGCATACCGTGTAAGGAGATGTGCGGTTTCCTGAGGATCCAAGCGTCAGATAGCTGTTGGCAACCCCTGCGAATTGTGCTGCCCCAATGGTATTAGGGCCAGTGGTTGCGGTCGGTGGAGTAGGTCCTGCGGTAACCGTAAGCGTGACGTAGCTATTGGTTTTCAGCGTTCCTCCCTGATTGGGAAATGCCATCAGGATATCCCCGGCGCCATTCACGACCGAAGAAGAAGCTCCCCCTAAACAGGTCGTCTGTGAAGACTTCCCATACCATCCATAGATCACGGTTCCAACGGCAATGCTGGGTGTCTTGAAATGGATGGAGAAGGCCCCAGTGGTGGCCGTATACGTATCAAACTGCCATCCGGGGACCGAAGTGGTTCCGGCGCTATCAGTCGTCAGAAGGAAATCGGCTGGAACCGTAAGGCCATAAAGGGTCTGAGTGCAGGTGTTCAGCACATGACCCCCATTTGCCATGGTTTTTAGCCCGGTAGCGGTATCCGCAATCACCGTTACTAAATTGGTTACCGTGCCGCTGACTTTTCCTGCCTGAACGGTCCAAGTGGCCCTGTAGCTATAGCCGTTGGGCCATTGAGCAAAAGCAATTCCGGAAAAGGACAACAGAAGGACCGCTAGCCGTTTCACCGCCCCTCCAAAACCTGTACGCTTCCAGAAATCCAATTGACTGTAGTTGCGCTATTCAACTTGAAGCACACAACCGTATTGGCCGATAGAAAGGAGCTCGCATTGATACCGTAACTCCATCCCGTTAGTGTGGTATCGGCCAGCTTAACTGCGCTCGTCATAGCCTCCCCTCCACCAGATATATCGGTAGCAGAAGTTGGACCTGTATATGATCCAAACGGGACAGCCAATACCTGGACAGAAGCGCTTCCAGTTTGATCGGCTGTCATCGAGAACTTATTGATCGCTCCTCCAAATGAAATCGTCTGGCAACGTGTGATGGGAGCAACCAGACCAGAACCTCCCCCATCAAATGAGAAATTGATTGAGCGGTAAGGCATGTAGTTGTTATCTGACCAAGTAGAGTTGGTATATTTCATACCTAGGGCCTGATCTAGGTAGTTTGACTTCATTATGTTGTTCCCAGTAGCTGTGGAATCACCACAAAATAAAGTCGCCTGAGAGTCACCGTCATAAGCCTCATTCCCTTCAAAAAGATTCGCGAAGGCGTTGTGCAAGTTGAACGCACAAAGATAATTGTGTGTGAGCGCTAAGCCACCGGAGTACGACATCTCAATTATGTTATCCCTAAAGATATTACTCCGATCGCCCCCAGCATTGGTATTGGCAAACTCCACTGCATTGGTTGTACTGTTCCCACCCTGAATAAAGTTACCCTGCAATAGCAGTCCATTGACCCCCCAGGCCCCTCCATTAAATGTCCATACCTGGGCCAGATTGAGGAAGAACGAATCTCTTACTATCGCCCCATATCCCATATACTTATCGGTTGTAGTTCCACTACAGCACGTCGTCCCCCCAGTTCCGAAATATATACCAGGGTTGGCTCCAGTCCCATATGTTCCTCTCCCAAAAAACCGAGCACCATGTATATATAGGCGCGTTCCGGTTACCGCAATGAATGGACTGCTGCCAGTGGTTCCACCATCCGTTATGGTTAGACCATCAATCTCTAACGTCCCTCTGCCTGCACCAAAAATCTTAGCCCCAGTCCCTGCATAGCGTAGATCCAGAGTTCCACAACCAGATGTGATCGTCGTTCCCATATATCC